GCCAAGACCCGCATCAACAGTGACATGCCAGAATCGCGGCTGATAGGCGCGATTGAACTGGCGGCCCGTCAAGCTGGTGTTCCGGTCGTGTTCCAGCCAGCCATGGTGACCAAGAGCAAGCCATGGGTTGACGATTGGCTCAAGCGCGAGCGCGGGAAGTTGGGAAGTGACCACGAGCGTGATGCTTTGAAGCACCTAGTACACTATTGTACCAGCTCTGCCCATATATGCCCATAGGATAGTCCATACACACATCAAAGAATGGCAGAGATTGGCATAGAACATGGCCAACTAGCTGGTACAATGTTGAATAGTAGACTTCCCAGGTAAACCCAGGTTATAGTAGCGTTGGGCAGGTCTATCAGATGGGATTGGTGTATGACCAAGGTATGTACGGCCACAACTCAGTCCGGTCTACAGTGTAGAAACCTTGCCAGACCAGGCTATGAGCATTGCAATGTCCACCTTGGCAAAGTGCGCCCTGACCATCACGCTGCTCCGGCATTTGAGGCCTCATCGGGCCTTGTGCTCAGGCTGTTGGAAGCAGGACACAGCCAAGCGACCGCTGCCATTCTGGCGGGCGTGAATCCTTCCACCATATCCCAGTGGAACAAGCGCGGGCGTGAAGCCATACAGGCTGGGAAGGTCGCTGACCCATACGCTGACTGGTACCTGGCGCGTCAGCGAGCGCGACACAAGGCTGCCGGCGCTGTCGAGGATGCGCTGTTCAAGAATGCTCTTGAGGGGAATGTGTCTGCCCAGCTGGCGTGGCTCAGACGGCGCATGCCAGATGATTGGGGCGAGCTGACCCAGACCCTCAAGATTGAGGGCGAGGTGATTGCGCCCTATGCCCAAGCCACCACTTCAGAGCTGCGAACCGGACTCCAAGCAGCCCTCACAAGAGCAACTGCTCTCATCGATTCTGGAAGATGTGGAGCTGCGGCGCCAGGAGTTGGCACGCAGACACCTTCTTGATTTCATCACATATGCTGACAGCAGCTTTGCTATCGGGCCGCACCATCTGCTCATAGCCAACGCGCTGGAGCAGGTCTATGACGACATGCAGGCTGTGCGCCATCGCAGACCGCTAGACCACCCACCACTCAACAGGCTGATGATATTCCTACCACCTAGACACAGCAAATCGCGCATGTGTTCTGAGGAGTACCCAGCCTGGTGCCTCATGCGTGACCCTGACATCCAGGTCATCGAGACTTCCTACAGCGCTGAGTTGTCGCAGGACTTCAGCAGGCGTGCTCGCAACAGGGTGGCAGAGTTTGGGCCTGTCCTGTTTGGCGCAGAGGTCTTGGTGGCCAAGGATTCAGCGGCTGTAGGGCGCTGGGGTATCGCCAACCATAACACTGGTGGCGTTGTGGCCCAAGGTGTTGGTGGCGCAATAACGGGCCGTGGCGGACACATCAACATCATCGATGACCCATTCAAGAACGCTGAAGAGGCAAACAGCAAGACCATCCGTGACAAGGTTGAGGAGTGGTACAAGACCGTTCTGCGCACCCGACTGATGCCTGGCGGTGCGATAATCCTCATCATGACCCGCTGGCATGAGGATGACCTGGCGGGCCGACTCCTCAAGTCCCAGAAGGATGGTGGCGAGGAATGGATGGTCATCAACATCCCAGCCCTGGCTGAGTCTGACGATGACCCGCTTGGGCGCAGTGAGGGTGAGGCAATCTGGCCAGACTGGTATGGGCGAGACTACCTGCTGTCCACCAAAGAGGCAATGGGCAGCTACCTGTTCAGCGCGCTGTACCAACAGAGGCCAAGACCGGATGAGGGTGCCATCTTCAAGCGCAGCTTCATCAGCTACTTTGACACAGATGAGGGTGTGTACACACTCCACCGCCATGACGGGCTGGTGGACAGGTATGCCATTGAGGACTGCTGGCGCTTCCAGACCTGTGACCCAAGCGCGAGCGCCAAGGCCAGCGCAGACTTCTTTGTGCTGAGTACATGGGCTGTGACGCCAAGGGCCGATTTGCTGCTGTTGGATGTTCTCAGGATACGCATTGAGGGCGCTGAACAGAAGCGGCTCCTGCGCGACGGCTACACGCGCTGGTCTCCACAGCTCCAGGGGATTGAGACCAAGGCCATGGGCCTGACGCTGTTCCAAGAGTGTCGCAATGAGGGGCTGCCTGTGTATGAGCTGAAGGCAGAGGTTGACAAGACAATGAGGTCGCTGCCAGCAGCAGCCCGCTATGAAGCCGGCAAAGTGTTCCACAAGCGCGGTGCCGGCTGGCTTGGCGACCTTGAGGATGAATTGCTGTCATTCCCTATGGGCATGCATGATGACCAGGTTGATACGGTCTCATATGCGGCTATACTACTCGCAGATGTGATACAGCGCACGCAGTTTGAGACCATCATCGAGTATGACGCTGATGTTCACATCTCACCGTTCTGAGAGGGGGTGACCGTGTACGGCTCCAAGTCAAAGGTCAGGACCACAGTCAGCGCGCGCAAGTTCAACGGCGCGACCGGAGTGTGGGAAGATTTGGGGGTCATCAGCGACAGCATCAACGGCCAGACTGTCAACTGGTGGCGCGACCTATTGTGGCGCTGCCGCAAATGGATGAAGGGACTGAGACAGAATGGCCAACGGTGATGTCTACACAACCGCTGGTGAGGGCTTTGTCATCGATGCGATTGACACGGCCCTGACCACGCCCTATGTGGCCAGCGGTACTGGCACCACGACTCCGGCAAAGGGCGACACCACGCTTGGCACTGAGGTGGCGACCCGCGCAAGCTGCTCCAAGACCCAGCCCACGGCTGATGTGCTCCGCAATGTGGGCACTATCAGCTACACGACTTCGCTGTCCATCACCGAGTGCGGGCTGTTTACGGCTGCCGCAGTCGGCACGATGATTCAGCACCATGTGTTCGGCGCGGTCACGCCTATCGGCGTTGTCAACGGTGACAGCATCGAGTTCACCATCAACCACGAGCAGGCATAGCAGCCCTGCTCCTGAGAGGGGGCTGCTATGGCGGTTTCATGGTATGCGGTCAAGTGCTGGAAGATGGTACCACCACCTGACAGCACATCGGGCGTGCCATACAGCGTAGGCACCAAGCCAACGCACTCCTGGACTTGGGAAGTCTGGGATGTGTTTGACGATGAGGGCGTGCTTGTCAAGCAAGTCCCACAGATGCTGCGCCGCAAGTACCGCAACTGGGCTATCGCCTATGACCGTGAGTATGATGGGGTGAATGAAGCGACCTTCCCTGTCGCGGCCCTGTTGCGCATTGAGCACCCAGACGGCTCTGACCCACCGCTGGAAGCGGGCGATTACAATGTGCTGCTTGACACGCAGAACAAGTGGGATGCGCTTGTGACGCAGTACCCAACGCTTGCCTACCGCTTCTTGGACCAGCCGTACTACCCAGCGACAGGATAGACCATGCCCACGGGCTATGACCTCGCACATACTGGACGCCGCATTGCGGTAGACACGGCTGAGTATGAGACTCAGTACGGCATGTCGTGGGAAGTCAACTACACGCAGCGAGCGTCGTGGTCATACGGCTGGCACGAGCCAAGCAGCAGCAACCAGAATGAATACATCTGGTCGTGGTCGAACTTCGCTGTCAGTGGTGGGCAGAACAGCCGCATGCTCCTGTGGTTTGAGTGCGACATCCCTGACTATGACAGCGACTATCACAGCACGAGCATCCCAAGCGGCTGGACGCAGGTAAACGCTAACGATGGTTCCACCGCTTACATCACGGTGTACGATGGTTGGGCTGGCTGGTGGGAGACAAACCGCACGCTGTATGACCTGAGTTATGAAGAGGGTGGCGGAACAGAGTACCAGCAGTCATGTAGCAAAGCAGCTGCTGTTGTCCCAACGGTCGCGCGCAAGACCTCACATCCGGTATCGGTCGCAGCTGCTGTCGTGGCGAGCGCTGCCCGCTTGACTAGGCATACTGTAGGCGCGAGCGCGAGCGCGAGCGCGACCTCAAGTCAGGTCAAGAATCCTAGTGGGACGGTCTATCACCAGACCTGCTCTGTCACTGGTGGGGCCGTGTTCCATGCGAGGGGTGTCTGATGGCTGACACTGGCTGGAAGGTCGCGCAAAGCACACCCACCAGCATCTCATCCACGCCGTATGACGACAACGGCTGGACTACTCCTGCCAACGGCGCGGCAGAGGATGCTGCTTTCACCTATGTGACAGCAGCCAGCTTTGACACGGGTGACTTCACCTATCTGCTGCGGCTCGCTGGATTTGCCTGCAATGTCCCTGTTGGCGCAACCATCGACGGGGTTGAAGTTAGGGTCAAGGGCTATGAGGACTCTGGCGAGGGTGGTGGACTCGCCTATGTTGCGCTGCATGACTCAGGCACGGTGCTTGGCACCGCAAAGAATCCTAACATCGAGCTGCCCGTCACCACCAATGCTTGGATGACGAGCCAGGGTGGCGCAACAGACAAGTGGGGCGCATCGCTCACACAAGCGATAGTGAATGGCTCTGGATTTGGCGTGCAGATAGCAATTGAGGCATATGACGACAATGCCGATGTCTACATCGACAGCGTACAGCTGAAGGTCTACTACACCACTGGAGCGCAACAGTACCAGCAGACCTGCTCCAAGGCAGCAGCGGTTGTCCCCACAATATCGCGCAAGCTGACCCTCAAGCGGGCCTACAGCGTGGCTGCGGCTATCGTGCCCACAGCCGTTCGCAAGACCAAGAAGGCCTTGTCACTGTCGGGCGCTGAGACCCTGACACAGACCTATGAGAGCAGCAACCGCGATGACTACTGCGCAATTGGGTGGTACAGCGGCTATCTTCAGGCTGCGGTCGCTGAGGGAATCACTGGCGCAGGTGGCGGCATCAAGCGTATCAAGTGGTGGATGGGCTACACCGGCACACCCTCAGGCAACATCGTCGCCAAGGTCTATGAGTACACAGGCACATGGCCAGATGGCTCTGTCGGCTCGCTGTTGGGCACATCTGGCGAGGTAGCAGCCCCAACTACCGGCAGCTGGCAGTGGGTTGAGTTCACCTTTGCTACTCCGGTACAGACCGTCAACGGCACGCACTACTTCATCAGCATTGAGGCTGTGTCTACCTTTGACAGCTCAAACGTGCCATGGGTGGGGTTGGATGCGTCCACCCCCAGCTGGACTGGCAACCAACAGCGCATCATCAGCGGCACATGGCAAGACCCAACCCAGGGCGAGCACAACCGTGACGCCATGTTTGAGGTCTATGAGGCTGGCACCGGAGTCGCTGTCATCGCATCAGTCACCTACAAGAAGGTGCTCACCAAAGCGGTCTCAGTAGCATCGGCTGTCGTGGCGACCGTCTCACGCAAGACCAAGCACAGCACGACCAAGGCGAGCGCAGTTGTGCCCACGGCTGTTCGCAAGACCAAGCACTCACTCTCCAAGGCGAGCATTGTTGTGCCTACAATGGCCCGCAAACTCACGCTCAAGCGGGCCTACAATGTGACAGCCGTGGTCGTGGCGACTTCCTGGCGGCGCACCAAGAAGTCTCTGGCCATCGCAGCGGCTGCTTCCCCCACAGCAACGCGCAAGACCAAGAAGGTCTTGGCTGCCACGGCCACGGTTGTCCCATTGGCATTCCGCAAGACCGCGCGCGCGGTATCGGTCACGGTGACAGCGGTCGCATCGGTTGTGGCGAACAAACTTGGGACGGTTCTGCCCAGCCTGACTATCAAGACCTTGAAGCATGTGAATCTGACCACGGCTAGTGTTGCCTCTGTGGTCGCACAGAAGCTGGCTGGGGTCTACTACCAGACAGTTAGCGTGGCATCGAGTGTTGTGCCCACGGTCACCAAGAAGACAAGACACGCGCTGAGCAAAGCAGCGACCGCTGTGGCCACAATGAGCCGCAAGGCGAGTCTACACCGCACATTCACCAAAGCATCGGTGGTGGTTGCCAGTGTCAACAAGAGGACCAAGCACTCAGTTAGCAAAGCCGCATCAGCAGTCGCAACGGTCGCCACGCAAGTCATTCACGGGCTGTACACGCAGACCGTATCGGTGACGACTGCTGTTGTGGCAACGATGAGTCGCAAGCTGACGCTGAAGCGGGCCTACACCGCCACAGCGACTGTCACAGCGACCGTCAACAGACGCATCCGCCATGCCATGAGCAAGGCGAGCGCGGCTGTGGCGACCGTCAACAAGAGGACTCGCCACAGCATGACCAAGGCATCGGCTGTCGTGCCCACTGCGCGTCGCAAGACCCTGAAGCAGCTGAGCAAGACGGCCACCGTGGTTGCGACCGTGACGCTGAAGCAGACCCTGAAGAGGGCTTTCACAGCAACGGCCAGTGCGGTCGCAACCACATCCAAGAAGACAAGGAAGGCATTCAGCGCGGTCGCCAGCGTTGTTGCGACGGCCATTGCCTTCCAAGCTGAATTCCTGCCACGCACCACCGACATTGTGACATCCGGTTGGCGACGCATCGCAACCATCTGGGGTGGCACGAGCGCGAGCATCACAGGGAACACAGAGGCTGAGATTGAGGAGCGACACGATGCCGAATGATGGCGAGGTCTACCGCAAGCAGGCTGATAGCTGGCCGCCAATCTATGCGGCCCTGAAGGATGACACAGGGGCTGTCATTGACCTCACGGGCGCGAGTGCCATCTGGGAGCAGCGCTCAGTTGCGGGTGGAGCCTGGTCAGCCCCACAGAGCGTCACCATTGATAGCGCTGTCGGTGGTACATGCCACGTGATGCCCATCACAGCGGTGATTGGGGATTTCATCGGCCACTTTGTGGTGACACAGAGCGGGAAGGTGTACACTGTACCGGATGACGGCTACATCATCGTCCACATCTTGGAGTGAGGTGAAGCACATGAGCTGGAAGGCAAAGTGGGCAGCCAAGAAGGCAGCACGGCTGGAAGCAGCAGCACCACCCAAGCCCGCCAAGAAGCGGTCCAAGAAGGTGAAGGACAATGGCTGACCAGAGACCGCTGAGGGCAATCGCTGACCGCATCCTGGGTGGCGAGATTACAAAGCTGGATGAAGCGGTTGAGCTGTATGGGGCCACAGCATTCAGCGAGTTCAACACCAACGAGATTCTCAAGGAGCGACTCGCAGAGCTGGAGTTGGCCCTGGATGACTATGGCTGGCAGCGGCTTGCCGCAGAGGGTGACCGTGAGTTCAGCCGTTCAGGGCTGCGCACTATCACCAAGATGTGCCGGCTGTACTGGCTGAAGAATCCCCTGGTCAAGCGGGCCGTGTACACTCAGACTGCCTATGTGTTCGGCCAGGGAGTCAACATCACTCCGCAACACAAGGAGCTGGAAGGTGTCGTTGACGACTTCCTGGATGACCCCAAGAATGCTGCTGAGCTGACGAGCCACCAGGCGCGCATGGTCAAAGAGACTGAGCTGCAGGTTGAGGGCAATCTGTTCTTTGTGTTCTTTGTCAACGAGTCTACTGGCCATGTCCGGTTGCGCACCATACCGTTCGATGAGATTGAGGACATTGTCACCAACCCAGAGGACAAGAAAGAGCCGCGCTACTATGTCCGCAGCTGGGTTGAGGGCACCACAAGCAAGATGGCGGCATATCCTGACTTCAGGTACAACCCTGAGCGCGGCCATCCTTCCTCACTCCAGCTGGGCGACAACAAGGTGCCGGTGGTCAAGCAGCAGGTCTACCATGTCAAGGTGAACTGCCTGAGCGATATGAAGTTTGGTGTGTCAGAAGTCTATGCGGCGGTGGACTGGGCGCGGGCCTACAAGGACTTCCTGGAAGATTGGGCCACCATTGTCCGGTCGCTGTCGCGGTTCGCTTGGCAGGCCACGAGCAAGGCAGGTGCCAAGGGCATCCAGGCTGTGAAGGACAAGCTGGACTCCGCAATCAGCACCACCGACACTCTGGGCAACCTACCGCCAAATGCCGGCTCCACCTTCATCGCCAATGAGGCTGTGAAGCTGGAGACTGTGACCAAGAGCGGCACGACCACCTCAGTTGAGGATGGCAGACGGCTCCTGCTCATGGTCAGCGCAGCCACGGGCATCTTTGAGCACTACTTTGGTGACCCAAGCACAGGCAACCTGGCGACCGCTAGCAGCATGGAGCGGCCCATGGAGCTGATGTTTGTAGACCGGCAGCAGCTCTGGAAGACAATCATCAGCGACATCCTTCAGTATGCCATCGACATGTCAGGCCTTGCGAGCAACGGTATCCTTCCTGGCGCTGTCGAGTGGAATGACTACGATGAGCGCACTGTGACCATCACCATCAAGGATGAGGGTGAAGAGGGCAATCAGGGCGCTGGCGGGCCGCGCGGCAAGGAGCTGACAGACGGGCCTGAGTACATCGAGCGGGACATCAACATTGACTTCCCATCCATTCTTGAGAAGGATGTCAAGGCCAAGGTGGATGCCATCGTGGCAAGCACGACCTTGAGTGGTCAGGCGATGGCCGGCACGCTGGACTTGCCGACTGTGACCCGCATGCTGTTGGTTGCGCTGGGCGAGGATGATGTTGATGAGATGATGGAGCAGCTGTTCCCAGATGGCGAGATACCGGATGACAACCCGCAGGCACTCAAGACCGCTGCGGCCCAGAAGCTGCTTCAGGTTCAGCCAGAGGGCGAGATACCGGATGGCAAGGATGAGGATGAGGAGCCACCGCAGAAGCCAAACCTGCCGGCCCAGGCGAGCGCGACTGAGGCCATGATTGCTGAGGCGATTGAGGAGCTGAAGAGTGCCGCAAGCGACTTTGGCAAGGACATCTGACGCCATCGATGAGATGGCCGATGCCCTGACGGTTGGTCGCAAGGACTTCATCATTGACGGTATCGCGGTGCGCATTGCGATGCTGTTCTCCAAGTACTGGCTCATCCAGAAGCGGTTGCTCATCAAGTACATGGACGCAGTGCGCGAGCAGGTGTTCATCGAGGAAGCAATCAAGAGTGTTGACGCCACCAGGCTTGCCAGCATGGCAATGGACAGGGCAATCATCGAGCCAGCAGACATTCTGACAGACCCGCTCAGGGCGCTGCTTCAGAGTGCATACGGTGAAGGGTATCGGGTGGCCACCAAGAGTACCATCGGCTCAAGCATTGGCGAGACTGCTGAGGGCCAGGTGTTTGCTCTGCTCCCCAACCCGCGCGCTGAGGCGTGGGCCAAGCAGCATGCCGCAGAGCTGGTGGCCAATGTCAACGCAACCACCCGCAAGCAAATCAACAAGCTGGTCACACAAGCGGTCTCTGAAGGGTGGTCATACAACACGCTGGCCAAGGCCATCAAGACCAAGTTCAATGAGTTTGCCATCCCGATGCCCCAACAGCACATCGCAGACCGCGCCACGCTTGTAGCTGTGACTGAGACTGCCTATGCCTATGAGCAGGGCAGCAAGGAGCTGTATGACTACCTCGCAGACTCCGGTGTCCAGCTGATGAAGCGGTGGATTGCTGCTGGCGATGAGCGACGGTGCGACAAGTGTGGGGCCAACTTCCAACAGGGCTACATCAAGTATGAGGAGCCATTCCAGAGCGGTCACGACATGGCGCCTGCTCACCCAGCCTGTCGGTGTACCGTGTCGAGCAGGGTGTTGGATGACAACAAGATTGGGCGCAAGTCCGGTACACAGTCGTGGACTGATGAGGAGCGTAGGAAGGCAGCCACCAAGCTGGAGCCAAGGGTGACACCACCCAAGCCCAAGCCCAAGCCTGCTCCCACACCTACTCCCAAGCCAAGCGGGCCCATCCACAGAGCTGCTGCTAGGGTGACCCAGCGCTGGCAGGACTATGACAAGATGCGCGCGAGCGACAACTATGCGTTCGATGCGCTGGGCCATGCTGACCCAGATGACCTTCAGACGCTCAGAGTCCACTTCAAAGACATGATAGACAGGCTGGAGCAAATGCTTGGTGTGCCATCCGATTGGAGCAAGCCACAAGTCTTCAAGACCGCGATGGGCAAAGTCAAGGCAGCATTCAGGACCAAGCTGGCCAGCTGTAAGGTCGCGACACGAGTGCCCACCGATGTCATGCCGCTGATTCTGCGCGATGGCAAGTTCAAGAGCCAGTTTGAGTCCGGTCGCAGCATGGGGTGCCTCAGCCGACAAATCCGCAGTGGGGCTGAAGAGGGCTTGTTCAGCGTGTCTGAGGACATTGATGACTCGCTGAGACCATACTATGGCTACATCCAGGGGTGGTCGCGCGATTCTGACAGGGCCGTGTCCTCATACGGCTCCAGCATCAATGTTGTCTTCAAGGATAGCGTCAGGAAGCGCACCACCTTCACCCTGGGCGACTCGCTGAACAATGACGGGCAAATCATGCCGGCCCATGTGGCCGACTTTGGCGATGACCCGCGCGACCTATTTGTTGTCCAGCCCAGGCCATGGCGTACTGCTGGTGGGATTGAGCGCGAGTTTGCGCACGATGAGTATGCTGAGGCGCAGATACATGGCGGGCTGACGCTGGACGACATCGAGATTGTCCAGCTGCGAGGATTCAACGGCCAAGCGGCTACCTGGGAGCTGGAAGACATCGCACGCCAGCTGGATGACGCTGGCATACCGTATGAGTGGGTGGACTTCTGATGAGCACAGCAGGATACAGCATTGTGGCGGTGAGCAGCGAGGGCGTCATCATCGAGCGGCCCGACAGCTCAGTCAGGTTCGTGAACAACGATGGAGTGATGTCTCCACCGATGCGCAACATGCAGCCAATCCTCATGCATATGCCCTACACAGACTTCCATCCCAGCGCCGGCAGGGATGTCGATGCGTGGCTGAAACAGCACGGTGTGAAGATTGATGAGTTGTGAAGCAGACCAGTAGACAGTGGGCAAGCCCAGACCGGAACATTTGTATCAACAGGTCTGCTGGGTAGACTTGAGGCGAGCCACCAGCGTAGTCTACCGTTGGAGGCAAGTCAAGCCTGGGAAGGGGGTGAACCTGTATGGCAAAGCCCAAAGCAGGCGAGTCCAAGGATGACTTCCTGGGCAGGTGCATGTCTGAACTTCAGGGTGAATTCCCTGACCAGAAGCAGCGATATGCTGCTTGTAACAGCATGTGGAAGGAATCAGCCGACGATGAAGAGCTGGATGATGCTGAAGAGCTGGATGAGTCCAACCCGCGCGGCATCAACCAGTACACCAAGGGCATCAAAGCAGGTACCAGCGTTGGACCGTTGAGGGCTGGCAATCTGAACAAGCATGCTCAAGCCGGCAGACTGCGCTACAAGGGCAAGAAGGTTGCAAAGGTCTTGGATGCCGGCAGCGAGCTGTCTGTCTATCTTCACCCAGGCCAAGGGCAAGCACGTGGCGCGCCATACCACGTCAGACCGGCAACCGCCAAGCGTGAAGGCAGCTTCAGCGTCAGCGAGTCAGAAGGGGGTGATGCCTTGAATGAAGTAGACATTGCTGACTTCATTGAACTGAATGAGGTCAGGTTCCAGCGCGACGGTTCTGTGCCCGTGAAGGTCATCCAGCCTGGGTGGGGCAGCTCAGGATTCTACTCCAAGGAGCTGCTTGAGTCAGCAGCTGAGCGGTTCGATGGCGCTCAGATGTACTGGAATCACCCCACCCCAGATGAGGACAAGGTGCGCCCTGAGCGCAGCCTGAATGACCTCGCAGCCATTCTGAGCAATGCGCGGTATCGTGAGTCAGGGCCGGCAGGCCCAGGAGTCTATGCCTTTGCCAAGGTGTTCTCGCCATTCAAGGAGCGCATCGGTGAGTTGGCTCCATACATCGGCGTGTCCATCCTTGCGCAAGGCAGAGGCGCAATGGGCAAGGCAGACGACAAGGAAGGTCTCATCATCGAGTCCATCGACCATGTGCGCAGCGTTGACTTTGTGACCAAGGCTGGCGCTGGCGGCAGGGTAGTTGAGATGTTTGAGGCTGCCCGTGAACCCATCGTCATCATCGATGAGTCCGGCAAAGGGGGTGAAGAGGATATGGAGCTGAAAGAGGCACTTGAGGAGCTGGCCACCATCAAGACCCAGCTGAGTGAGGCTGAGGCCAAGATGGCTGAGCAGAACACGACCATCAGCAATCTGAATGAAGAGGTCGCGCGGGCGCGCGAGGTCGATGTGCTGCGTGAGGCCAAGGCTGTTGTCGAGCTGACCATCAGCAAGGTGGAAGGTCTGCCCGATGTTACCAAGGAGCGTCTGGCCACCCAGCTGGCTGCCAACCCGCCAATCAAGGATGGCGCGCTGGACAAGCCTGTTCTGGAGCAGAAGGTCGATGAGGCTGTCAAGGCTGAGGCTGACTACATCGCCAAGCTGACCAAGAGCGGTCACATCACGATGGGCGATGGCGGTGAGGGCAAGGATGACACCGCCAAGGCCCAGGAGTCGCTGAAGGGCGCATTCACGCGCATGGGGCTGTCAGAGGCTGCGGTCAACACCGCAGTCATCGGGCGCACACACTAGGAAGGGGGTGAACCCCAAGTGGCAAAGAATGAGGTTCTGTACGATGCTGCCAATGTCGTCGTCAACAAGCAGTCGGTGGCCAGCGGTGACCCTGTAGGCGTGGGCGCGACCGTCACGGCCCTGCTCACCGGAGTTGCGCTGGTTGCTGCGTCGGCCACGACACCGTATCCTGTCACCATCAGGCGACAGGGCGTGTTCAACCTGTCTGTCAAGGGCATTGACGGTGGCGGCAACAGCGCGGTCGCGCTGTATGACGCCATCTACTATGTCGAGGCAGACACGCCCAAGCTGTCCAAGAAGGCAACCGGCACGCTGTTCGGTTGGGCCTTGGGCACCGTCACATCCGGTTCCACCACGACCATTCCGGTTCTGCTCAAGTAGATTGGAGGTGACAACGCAATGGAATTCCTTGACCTGATTGAGACAATCCGCGCTGAAGAGGCAGATGCCAAGCGGCTGTATGCGGGTGATGGCAGGTCTGTTCGCTCCATGTCGAGCGACAGCCCTGAGTACCTCGCACGGCTCGCTGAGGCAGCCACGCTCATCGCGGATGTGTACGATGGTCGCAAGCCAGGACGGCTCCTGGCAGAAGCCATGACCACCAGCGACTTCCCATATCTGTTTGGGGATGTCCTGGACAGGCAGCTCCTGGCCAACTACCGTGAGGTGCCGGCCACCTACCAGACCTGGGCCCGCCAGTCCACCGTGCGCGACTTCAGGACTGCCAAGCGGTTCTACACCAACGGTGGCGAAGACATCCTCACGGCTGTCAAAGAGCGTGAGGAGTATCCTGAGGTCAGCCGCGATGAGGGCAAGTATGAGCTGAGCGTCAGCAAGTACGGCAAGTCATTCAGCATCAGCTGGGAGACTTTCATCAACGATGACCTGGATGCCCTCAAGGACCAGCCTGCGCGGTTCGCCAAGGCAGCGCGGTACAGTGAGGAGCGGTATGCCACGGGCCTCATCGCCAACAACGCTTCATTCTTCACCACTGGCCAGGGCAACCGTCGCACGAGCGCTGGCGGCCAGCTGAGCGTCGCATCGCTCACGGCTGGCTTCCAGGCGATGGCCGACATGACTGACCCTGCTGGCCTGCCCATCCTCAACACGCCAAGCATCCTTCTGGTGCCGCCAGCGCTTGAGGTGACCGCCATGACCATCCTCAACTCCACTGAGTACACCTACAACGGTGATGGCACGACCGTGGAGTGGATGAAGGTCGCCAACTGGCTCCGCAGCAAGGTTCAGCTGGTCGTGAACTACTGGCTGCCCATCCTGGACGGCTCCAAGGGCGACACGGCGTGGTACCTGTTCGCCAGCCCCAACGAGGGCCGTGGTGCGGTTGAGTTTGCCAAGCTGCGCGGCCACGAGGCACCTGAAATCTTCATGAAGGCACCGGATGCCCAGCGCATCGGCGGTGGCCTGAATGCGATGGACGGTGACTTCAGCACCGACGACATCCGGTACAAGATACGCCACGTGTTCGGTGGCGCTGTGCTGGACTACCGCTATGCGTACATGAGTGAGGGCAACTCTGCCTAGTCAGGGGTGACGGCCATGTCGTTCACATATGACCTGACTACAGATGTTGGCAAGGCCAGACTGCTCATCGGTGACGGCTCGCCAGATGAACCGCTGTTCACCGATGAGGAGCTGGCAGCCCTCATCTCAATGGTCAACGATGACCCGCTCATGGGGGCTGCTGTTGCCCTGGAGCGTGTTGCCGGTGACCAGGCACTATCGGCTCGCGCGGTTCGCATCCTTGACCTACAGGTTGAGAGCGGCACGACCGTCGCAGCGACCTTGCTGAAGCGGGCCGACAGCATCAAGGCACTGGCGGCTGAGAATGAGGTGCTCATCGACATCGCTGAGCCGATTCTCAACCAGACCACCTATGAGCAGCTGTTGCTGAAGAGGGTGGCAGGATGGTGAAGGTCACGGATGCGCTGCTGGCAGCGGTCTTGCCCTACATGGACAGGTTTGTGACTCTCCAGGACAAGACAACGACATATGACTCATTTGGCGAGCCAGTCGATGCTTGGCTTCCAGTGGCAAGCCTGATTCATCTTCAGTGTGCTATCGGGAACAAGGCGCAGCGGGAATTGGACAGCACCTACATCGCTCAGTACAAAGTGGAGCGGCATGAGGTGACCATCCTGATAGCAGGATACTGCCCGCAAGCGCAACCCACTATGCGCGCGGTCGATGATGAGGGCGTCATCTATGACATCAACCAGGTCACCTTTGACCAGACTCGCACGGTCACTGAGCTGTTGGTGAGGCGAGTGGACTGATGGCTGAAGAGTACGGCACACTTGGTGCTGGCAAGGGCGTCATCAAGGTTTCTGGCGTGGAGTCCACAATCAAGCGGCTCCAAGGAATCATTGACATGGGCGAGCGTCAGCTGGCTCAGGCTGTTATGGCTGGGAGTCTCGTGGTCAATGATGAAGCCAAGGGCCGATGTCCATACATCACCGGCAACCTGCGGCGCAGCATTCACCCTGAGCTGGTATCGCACAGCTCAGAGCGGGCTGAGGTCATGGTTGGTACCGATGTGGTGTATGCGCCCTATGTTGAGATGGGCACCGCCAGAAGGGCTGCCAAGCCCTATCTGCGCCCAGCGCTCAATGAGCATCGTGATGATGTCAGGAGTTCAGTTCAGAATGCCTGGCAGGACATTCTCCAGAAGAATGCCAGGGGTGGTGCTTGATGGCGACCATTGAGGACACCCTGGTCACGCTGGTCCAGACCGGAGTGCTGAGCATCAATGAGCGCATCTACCCATACACGCTGCCTGAAGGGACTTCCCTGAACAGCGGCTCTTCAGCGCTGCCGGCCATTGTGTACCAGATGGTGAGCGACTTTGAGCTGAATGAGGCACCAGTCGCATTCCCTGTGTACCAGTTGACCGTGTACGGTAGAACAACGGCTGAGGCCAAGGCGACAGCTGCTGAGCTGAAGTATGTCCTCAACCGCTACAAAGGTGGCTACATCTTCCAAGTTGCGTATCGGGCCGCGCGCGACCTGCGTGACCCTGATACCGGACTTGTGGCCATCCCGATGGACTTCAGAATCGCCTGGAACACAGAAGGGGGTGACTAACCCATATGCCTCAGACAAGCGTTCAGGAAGTGGCAACCATCCGCTTTGGCTCTGGCAAGTTTGAAGTTGGTGACAGCATCGGCACACTTGTCAATGTCGGCGCATTCCGCAACGGCGTGTTTGAAGAGACATTCGACAAGATTTCAGTGATGTCTGACAATGCTGGCGAGGTCTATGCCGGCATCAGCAACCACAAGGCTGCGCTGTCTTGCGACCTGCTTGAAATCAACCTGGCCAACCTGGCCAAGTTTCAAAAGGGCATCGCAACCAACACGCTCACCGGCACTACTCCGGTTGCCATCACGGATGAACTCCACACGCTGTACGGCACCACTGGCCAGCGCCTGAACTTCAAGAACGGCGCAGGCACAGAGGTCGCATCCATCGTCGTCACTGAGGGTGGCGCGGCCCGTGTCCGCAACACTGACTACATCATCTATGTGGACACCGCAGGCTACACCTGCATCGCACGCACGACCACGGGCGCGTTTGCTGATGGTGATGTGGCACAGGTGGACTACACCTACACGCCACTCGCAAGCAACCTGTACAAGACTGGCGGCAACATGCAGCTCACGGCTCAGGTCGTGAGGTTCACCAACACCAACGCATCCGGCAAGATGTTCTACATCACTGTCTTCAAGGCCACGAGTGAGTCCGGCATCACCATTGAATTCCCTGCTGATGATGCCGACGATGTCGCAGCGACACCTATCAAGATGGTGGGCACTTGCGACACGAGCAGGACGGCTGGCGACCAGCTGTTTGAAATCTATGACGAACAGTACGATGGCACCTAGCAGTGAGGAGTGACAAGCATGTCAACGGCCAAACACCTTGACCTGGATGCGCTGGTACCTGAACCGCGCACGGTCACGCTGAAAGGGCGCGTGCTGTTGGTGCCCGATATGCCGCTTGAGAGCGTTCTCAGGCTGGTCAAGATGAAGCAGGAGCTGACAGACAACAGCACGCAGCTTGAGGCTGTCGTGGACTTCATCAGCGACCTGCTTCAAGGAGCCAACCCAGACATCACCCGTGAGTGGCTGATAGCGCAACTGTCGGTGAAGCAGACGGCTGCGCTGGTTGAGTTCATCGCCAACGCAGACTCAGAGGATGAACTGGGGGAAGCAAGCGTGGCAGGCGAGACCCAGCTGCCGCTGAGCGGCTAGTGGCGACGGTCTGCCACGTGTACGGCTGGCCATTTGAGTATGTGATGGCCATGCCCTATGAGCGTGTGGTGATGTTCTATCGGCGCGGCGTGGAGCTGTTGACTGGGGATGACCCCATGCCAAATCAAACGCCAGACCGTGACAGGTTCCACGACATGTATGGCGAACGCATCAAGAAGGGGTGAAGGACAGTGCTGCTGGACAAGTTGACGGTCAATGTTGAAGGCAACATTAGCAACCTGAACAGCAGCCTGTCCCAAGCCCAATCAAGCATCGGCAGCTTTGGCGAGCAAGCAGGCGCCAAGCTGAAGAACCTTGGCTCATCGATGATAGGTGTAGGCGCCAAGATGAGCCTGGGCCTGACCGCACCACTCATGGCTGTCGGCACGATGGCTGTCCGGTCTGCGGCCGACTTGGAGCAGACCAAGATTGCCTTCACCACCCTGCTGGGGTCTGCTGAGAAGGCAGGCAGCTACATGGAAGAGCTGAAGGCATTCGCAGCCAAGACGCCATTTGAATTCCCTGACCTGGCGACCGCTGCGAGCAGGCTTGCGGCTGTCGGCACCAACACCAAGAGCATCATCCCAATCATGACTACACTCGGCAACGCCACGAGCGCGATGGGCACAGGCTCAGAGGGCATCGAGCGGGCCGTGCGAGCATTGACGCAGATGAGACAGAAGGGCAAAGTCACTGCTGAAGAAATGATGCAGCTGACTGAAGCCGGCATCCCTGCTTGGGAAGCACTGGCGAGTACGCTTGGCGTCACCGTTGCCAAGGCGCAAGAAATGGTCACCAAGAAGCAGGTGGATGCGAACAAGATGTTTGAGGCCATCGAGACTTCAGCTGGGCCTGGTCTCCAGAAGGTCACAGGCATGATGGACAAGCAGTCCCAGTCGCTGACAGGCCTGATTTCAACCCTGAAGGATACCGTCAGCATGGGGCTGGCGAGCATGATTGAGCCGCTCATCCCCACCATCAAGGCATTCGTGGGCTGGCTGTCCAAGCTGGCAGCGGGCTTTGCGGCCCTGAGTCCCAGCACCAAGCGATTCATCCTCATCGGCGCAGCCATCGCGGCTGCCTTGGGCCCGATACTCGTGTTTGCCGGAACAATCATCTCAGCCATCGGGACAATTGCGCCTGTGATTGCGACGGTCGTGGGCGCCATCAGCGGGCCTATCGCTCTCATCATTGCGCTGGTCGTAGGCGCAGCATACCTCATCGTGAAGAATTGGGACAAGGTGAAAGCGGTCTTGGCGGGCCTCTGGGATGCCGTCAAGCCCGCCATCCAGCCGTTCATCGACGCGCTCAAGTGGATTGCGATGGGCATTGGCGACGCATTCAGATTTGGAGACATCACATACTTCCTGGATGTCATTGGTGAGCTGATAGGCCTGCCGCTTGGACCATGGTTCACCGCCATCATGAATGCGGCCAAGGCGCTGTGGCAGGTGTTTACTGACCTTGTCGGCTCCATCGACTGGCAGCCAATCATCGACGCGCTGATGGCTATCTGGAACACCATCGTGAGCATCGTCACGCCTGTGTTTGAATTCCTGAAGGGCGTGGTCAAGGATGCGATGGCCTTCATGATGGCCACGATGGGCGTGATAATCGCTTGGGTTCAGGCCAACTGGCCGCTCATCAAGAGCACGATTCAGACTGTGGTCAATGTCATCTCAACCGTTATCAAGACTGCGCTGACAGTCATCAAAGCAGTCTGGATGGCGGTTTGGCCGTACCTTCAGATTGTGCTGACCACCGTGTGGAATGTTATCAAGACGGTTGTGAGCACCGCAATCAATGTCATCCTGGGCATCATCAAGACCGTGATGCTGATAATCAAGGGCGATTGGAAGGGTGCCTGGGAGTCTATCAAGGGTGTCGTGGGGACAATCCTCAACGGCGCGGTGAAGGTCATCAGCACCATCCTCAGCGGGCTGGCGAACATCGTGAGCACAGCCCTCAAGGGCGCATGGAATGCGGTGAAGTCTTGGGTGGGCAAGTTTGCCGATGCGGCGCGCGACCTCATTCAAGGAATGGTGAGGGCAGTCAAGGACAAGGTTGGCGACATCGGTGACGCCATTGTCAGCGGTCTGAAGGGCGCAATCAAGTGGGTCAAGAAGCTGCTGGGCATCGGCTCGCCATCCAAGGTGTTCTATGCCTTTGGTGAGAACCTGATGGAGTCGATGGCCAAGGCCATTGTCAAGACGGCTCCTGAGGTGAAGAGCGCGCTGAATGGGCTGGATTTGGCCATCCCTAGTGCTGCCTCTGTGGCAGGTGTAGGGCTGGTGGGAGTACCGTCCACCACCACCTATGGCGATACCTATGTCACTGTGGAAGCGCAGCTGTCGGGCGATATGGACATTGACTACCTGGCAGAGCGACTCAACCGCAGACTGATTGAAGAGCGCAGAGCAGGGGGCCAGCGTTGATAACCTTCACATATGACGGTAACACAAGCGCGACTCTGGGTGTGTCGGTCTTGAATGTTGTCAGACCGCTGTACCCTGAACACAAGTCCAACCAACTGGTCATCCCAGGACGGCCAGGCAGCTACTACTCCGGTTATGAGGTCGATGAGCGCGCCATCAAGATTGAGATTGCCTTGGTGAGCACATCTGAGGCCAACTACCGGAGTGCGGTGATGACGCTGG